ACTGACGGTTCCACTTTCAAGGTATGGGCTAACTACATCTACCTCGACACTGAGGAGCGTAGGCGTTTTGCCCAGAAAGGACACGAGTACCTCATTGAGCAAGTTCAGCACACTGGTTCTGACACACTCGCCGCCGCGGATCAGACTAAGCAGATTAGGCTTTCTTACAACCACCCCGTTAAGGAGCTTGTTTTCTGCGCTTCCGAGTCTAACGTTTCCAACTGCGCTGTATGGAACTTCACCAAGGATGCGGATGCCATCGTTTCCACTTCCATCGCTAACATGGACCTCGCGAGCTCCAAGATCCACGCCGACCTCGACGCCGGTAACTGCCCCAAGCTTCTCGCGGGTGCTGGCGCCACTGCCACTGCCTTCGATGAGGAGACTGTCGGTACCATCGGTACCATGAAGCTTGTTCTCAACGGTCAGGACAGGTTCAAGGAGCAGACTGGCAAGTACTTCAACCAGGTCCAGCCTTTCCAGCACCACACTGGTTCCCCTATGCCCGGTATCTATTCTTATTCATTCGCGCTTAAGCCCGAGGAGCATCAACCGACCGGTACCTGCAACTTCTCTCGTATTGATAACGCCCAGGTATCTATTAAGACTAACACCGGTAACACTGGCCAGCTTCAGCTTAACATGTTCGCGGTTAACTACAACGTCCTCCGCATCCAATCCGGTATGGGCGGTCTTGCCTTCTCCAACTAAGCATACAAATCAAATTTGTATTTGCTATTAAAAATTAATTAATTATTCATATTTAAAAATTGAAATCACACTTTTTAAAAATGAAGGTTCTTTACTTTTGACTCCCCCTTGTTTTTGTAACGCTTTTTTTTGGTCTTATTTTTACAAGGTGTCCGACCGGTCGGACACTTTATTTCGTATTTATAATTTGATCCATATCGAAACATATGTAGGGTGGTTCATCGTCGTACCCATAGTATCGAATCGTTATTCCCATGACTTTTTTAAAATAAGGATTAAGTTCTTTGTTTATGAAATGTTTCCATTCTTTTAAAGTTGTTCTATAATACTCCAATCCACCTTCACTGAATACACGTTTTTGTATATCGGGTCTTTGGCGAAACTCGGTCATAATACGCTTTGCACCAGCTGGTAACGGCGATTTATTTTGTTCCGCCGCATCTATTATATCTATTATGTAGTATCCATAGCTATCACAAATTATGTTGGTTTGCATCGCTGGAAATTCTGAAATATAAACTTTTAAATCTGCGTTACTCGGAAGTGTTACGAATACGTCTTCACTGTCGCTGTCTTTTAGTGGTACGGCGAGTATATGTGGGTGTGTGTGATATGTTATGAGCGATGGCCAGACGGTTTTTATCGCATCGGATTCCATACGCTTTCTGTTTTTTGATGTAACGAACGAAGGTTTGTCAAATTTCACAGTCGTCGGTCCTATTTTACATTTTACGGCACCCGCATATTCCCAGGATTTTTTAGACGACAGTTCGTGTATCTTTTTTAAATCCCTGATTATTGGTCTGGGTATTTTTGTACATTTCTTTTGGAACATTAGCGGGTGAGCTGTGTACATATTCGCGACTATCCTATAATTATACATAAAAATATATTTGTTATATAAACTATGCATCTGCTTTATACAGATGGAAGTTGTTTAGGAAATCCGGGTAAAGGAGGGTGGGCGGCAAGATGTGTATATTTATTCGATATAAGCGGCGGTGATCCATACACCACGAATAACATCATGGAGATGACTGCTGTTATTCGGGGATTGGAGGAGTGCTTAAAACATTTAATAAAGGAAGTGTCCGTACATACCGATAGTAATTACGTGAAGACGGGTATGAAACACTGGGTAAAGAATTGGCAAACGAACGGTTGGAAAACCGCATCGGGTACTCCCGTTAAAAACAAGGAATTATGGATACGGTTATGTGATTTGGAACGACAATTTGATAAAATTCAGTGGATTTGGGTAAAAGCGCATAACGGGGATGTTAACAATGAACACGTCGATAAGGAAGCGAGAAGATTCGCTACATCTTTTCCATAATCATGTATAAAGAATATCTCATATACTCAGTATATGAGTCTTAAAAAAAAGGAAGAGGTAACTGCGCGTCGTTCGTATGAGGAACGCGAAAAGCTATTTTCTGATAATCGGGCTAGAGCTCTTGAAAAAGCTATGAATACCGAACGTGTTAGATACAAGTCTAATGCAAACTCAAACGATTTCGTTAATTTTTTGAAAAAGCGTTTGTCTTTGTGGGAAGACCTAAAGACCGATACCATTGAAAATGGACGTCTTACGAAAGGATTTACGAAACGTCATCATGAAAAGATGTATAATAAGACTAAAGAAATAGTTAATTCTCTCGATAAATAAATTAATTACCAAATGCTACACCAGCCATACCATCTTTTACCCTGAGGATGTTATAGTTGACTGCATATACCCTATTTATACCATTGAGCACACCCGTGGGGTCAGCGAGAGCTAATTTAGCGTTATCTATGCGGCTAAAATTGAGTGAACCTGATGGCTGAGAAGCATTCATCTTTAAGCAAAACGGCCACGTGAACAGGGGTGCAGTATCAAGTACACCGGATGGTAAAGATGTGGTGTGCATTTCTGGCACAACATTGTGGTGGAAGGTGCTGGACATGTTTTCGAATAAGGATGTACCGTTGATGTAGAGTGTGGCGGAACTGAAATTTTGTATAGCAGCCCAATTCTGGTTAGCAGCCTTAGAGCTTACTAAGTGTAAAGCCTTGGTAGGGTGATTGAAGTATGTAAGATCAAGCTCGGTCGTGGTGGGCGACGTTGGCTGATATTGAGTCTGTGTTATGAGAAGTTCGTGTTCGGTGTTAACGAGGAAATCACGCTCATCAGAATCGAGGTACACGTATGTACCATATACCTTGGGTGAAATAGAACCTAAACCACTCCTGCACCGAATACGTATCTCAACCTGATGATACTGTAACGCAGTAAGAGGAAGAGATTTAGTCCAATCATCACTAAAGAAGAAAGGGATTACGAAATAATCGGAAGCACGTCCCGCAACGGACGCGGCAGCCATGGCGTTACCCGCGATTGTGTCAGTTGTGACAGCACACCCAGCCTTGGAAGATGTATCCTTGTAGAGGATGTTGTGTACACCCTGGATGAAAAGGGAGTCTAACTTACATACCTCCTGTCCACCGATGTGTAACGAGAACTCGGTAGTGCTGGTATCATCGTTGGCAAAAAAGGCGTTGGTGTTAACACCAACGTTAGAAATGTTTGGAGATTCAATCCACACATAGCTGAGAAGATCACCCTTGGACTGAACAGGGATAACAACTTCATTACCACCGCTGAACGTACCCACAAAATCCATACGCTCGGGCTTGATCGAAAAGTTTGTATAACGTTTGTAGTTTTGACGGAAAAATGACACCTCGGGGGAGCCGGTGATGTAAACATCCTGAGCACCCTTGGACACGAGATCAATCAACGCAGCTGACATTTTACTAATATATGATATTAAAAATTTGGGGCGATTACGAAGTAGATGGTGAAATTTCAAGTGTTGACCTGGGATTCTCGAGATGAAAATAACGATCATTACATTCGACTGTTTGGGAAAACACTCGAAGGAAAATCTGTATGTGTGACAACTACATTCAAACCTTACTTTTTTATTAAGATTCCTGTGGGTTCTAGTCAAGAGGCCCTGAAAGGTATTATTGAGAAGAAGTTTCATGAAGAGGTGTACGAAATTGAAGAGGTCGAATCTAAAGATGTCTGGGGGTTTCAAAATAACGAGAAACGTCGGTTTTTACAGGTATTCTGTAATGATAGCGCGCAACGAAGACGTGTGAGCAATTATATTAACAAGATGATGAATAATCAAAACTATAAAGAAAAATCTATAACTTACATCTACGAATCAAATGTAGACCCAGTATTACGACTCATGCACCGAACGGGTATTCAATCTACTGGGTGGGTAGATACGGAAAATTCATGTACACCCGGGTATCACGCTACGGTCGATATCGATCTGTTCTGTAGAGACTGGAAAAGTTTGAAACCACTGGATGTTACCGATGCCGCACCCTTTGTTGTAGCGTCACTTGATATTGAGTGTCATAGCTCTACGGGTAAGTTTCCCAATCCTCTCATCAAAGAAGATGCGTGTTTTCAGATTGCTATATCATTGGTCAAATTTGGATCTACCGAGGTATATGATAAGACGTGTTTGTGTTACAAACAAACCGGTAATAACCTGGAGGGTTGCACTATCAAAAGTTATGACACCGAGAACGATATGCTGATGGCTTTCAGCAAGTATCTCGTTGATCAAGACGTCGATATAATCACTGGGTGGAATATCTTTGGTTTTGATTTAAACTATATCATTCAGCGAGCTTTGTTGAATGATTGTCCTCCATCCTTTTTCCAAATGAGTAAACTTAATGGGTATAAGTGTAATATTAAGAATAAAAAACTTTCTTCAAGTGCACTGGGTGATAACGAGCTTCAGCTTTTACCCATGCCCGGACGATTTATTTTTGATATGTTTCATGAAATTAAACGCGAGTACAAGCTAGACTCATATAAACTCGATAACGTGTCTAAACTGTATTTAGGTGATCAGAAAATTGATATGGCACCAAAGGAAATGTTCACGCGTTTTCGTGAAGGTGATCCTCTTAAGTTACAAGAAGTTGCCGAATATTGTATTAAGGATACGATTCTTCCCCACCGTCTATTGGATCGATTGTCAACACTCATCAATCTTCTAGAGATGGCTAAAGCTACATGGGTTCCTATCAGTTATCTCGTGGAACGCGGACAACAGATTAAGGTGTTTAGTCAACTGACCAAAAAGGCACGTGAGCTGGAATTTAAAGTTCCTACGTTTAGTTACGGACATACAGATACTACTGGATATGAGGGCGCTACCGTACTCGAAGCACAGTCTGGTGCGTATTATACACCTATTACTGCCCTGGATTTTGAAGGTCTGTATCCATCTATTATGATGGCACATAACCTCTGTTATTCGTCGCTTGTAATGGAGGATAAATATAAAAACATACCTGGTATTACGTACGAACAGTTCGGAGATCACGTTTTTGCACAAGATGTACCCTCTCTTCTACCAAGTATCCTTCTAGAACTTAAGCAGTATCGAAAGCAAGCTAAAAAAGATATGGCAAACTCCACCGGAGCGTTAAAACAGATGTACAATGGTAAGCAGCTCGCTTATAAGATTTCTATGAATTCCGTGTATGGATTCACCGGAGCTTCACGTGGTATGCTTCCGTGTGTAGCTATAGCATCGACAACTACTATGAAAGGTAGAAACATGATTGACGATACAAAGAACTACGTAGAGAAGAACTTCCCGGGGTCAAAAGTTAGATATGGCGATACCGATTCCGTCATGGTGGAATTCGATGTACAAGGTAGAACTGGAAAGGAAGCTATCGAGTATAGCTGGGAGCTCGGTGAGCGTGCAGCGGCTGAATGCACAAAGCTTTTCAAGGCTCCGAATAACCTAGAGCTCGAGAAGGTCTATTGTCCATACTTTCTCTATAGTAAAAAGCGTTACGCTGCCAAATTATGGACAAAGGCTAAAGATGGTAACATGAATATGGACTATATTGATGTTAAGGGGTTGCAACTCGTTCGCCGTGACAAC